CCTGGCCGGCATCCCGGCAGGCTCGACCATCAACTCCGCCACGCTGACCGCGACCTTCGGCTCCACGGCGACCGGCGTGCGGCTCAACACCGCAAACTTCAACAACAGCAGCGACGCGGCCTTCGGCTCCGGCTCGCTGAACGTCAAGGCGCAGCTGGACGCGATGAACGGCGTCTATGGTTCGGTGCCCATCCTGTTCCGCTTCGGCGCGAACGGCAGCACTGCCGGAGCGACTTTGGAAGGGACGTCCAAGTACGATACGCTGGCCTATTCCAGCGTCAAGCTGACCGTGGACTACACGGCGCCCGGGCCGCCGCCCGTGACCTACACAAAGTGCGGCGCGCCGACCAGCGTGCTGCCGCAGGCCTCCGCCGTCAAGGGCGCGACGGTTCCGGTGACCTTTTCCGGCGCGTCCGCTGGCGACAACAACCCCATCACGGGCTACAAAATCTACCGCGGCGCGTCCCCGACCGGCACGTTCTACTTCCTGGCTGAAATGGCATCTACGGCTGCAAGCGGCAGCTTCAACGTCGTCGCTCCGGCAACGGCCGGGACGACCTACTATTACAAAATCCAGACGCTTGGCACCCAGACGGGGTATGACTCCGTCTACTCCACGGCGTACGCGTCCATCACGGCGACAGAGCCGCCGGCGCCGGCAGACCTGCCGTCCACCCTGTCGCTGAACAAGACCACCTGCAAGGCCGGGGCGGGCATCCGGGCGGCCTTTGGCGTCAAGACCGCCGGGGCAACGCACCGGGTGCAGTATATCTCCGGCACAACCGCCACATACGCCGACCTGACCGACATTGAGCATGTCTTCGTTGTCCCGCTGAACTGGCAGAACCAAATCCCGAATGCCACCACGCTGAGCGTGCGCGTAGTGCTGTCGACCTACAAGGGCCTGCCGCAAAATTCGTCTACCTTCATCGGCTCGGTCGAGAAGACCTTCACGATGACGCTCTCGGACGACGCCTATCCCAGCATCGGGAGCATGGGAACGACGCGGGTGGCCAACGGCGTGCCCGCCGCCATCACGCGGCACGTGCAGAACAAGACCAAGTGCTACGTCGCCATCCTCGACGCCCAGGGCGCCTACGGCTCCACCATCACCAACTACACTGTCACTGGGAACGGGCAGACGTTCAACAACTCCTCCGGCACCTTTGGCGTCTTCCCCACGGCGGGCACCGTGACCTTCACAGGGACGGTAAAGGACAGCCGGGGGCGCAGCAAACAGGCGACCGTCAGCATCACGGTGGACGCTTATGCCACGCCCACGCTCCTCAATCCATTCGCATACCGCTCCAACTCCTCCGGGGTGGCAGACGGGTCTGGAGCGTATGCTTACTTGAAAGCCACCACCGTATTCTCTTCCATCGGTGGGGAGAATACAGCCACGCTCCGCGGCCGGTATGGCATTCGCGGCGGATCGTATGGGGCCTGGCAGGCTATGACAAGCGGCACAGGCCTCCTTATCGGCGGCACACTGCTGGTCACGAAAAGCTACTCTGTGCAGATTCAAGTCACCGACCTGTTGGGCGGGGTCTATACCTACACCACGACGATCCCAACGGAGGACGTAAGCTTTAACATCCGCGATGGCGGCCTTGGCGCCGCATTTGGGAAATACGCGGAAACCGACGGGCTGCTGGAAGTGGCCTATGATGTGCGCGTCAACGGGGCATTTCGGTGCCTGGTGCGCAAGCCCACCTACATCACCACCGGCGACATGAATACACAGGACGAAGAATGGATATTGGCGCACCCCAACGTGGGCAACATCCCCACGGGGGCGGGCTATTGGTACGTGCAGACCATCGCGTACGGCACGAGCAACAAGATGCAGGTGGCGTATGCGTACACCACCAGCAATCAGGTGTGGTGGCGCAGGATGAGCAGCGGCACGTGGACGGCGTGGGTGCAGATCAAGTGAGGTGTGTATGAGGATCAAAGCAGGCACAACGGTTTTGGAGGGCGTCACCGTATTTGCGGAGCGCGAGCTGTGCAGCGAAAGCGAGCATCTGTCAGACGCGCGAGAGCGGCCTACGCTGCGCGTGCGGTTGGCGTCCGGGATCACGGACGCGCAGATTGCGGGGCTTGCTGCCCATGATTGGGCGGTCACGGATGGCGACACGCAGACCGTATACAAAGGCTATGCGCAGCTGCTGCGGCATGAAATCGTTTTTGCGGGCGAGGACGAAAACGAGCTGGCAGACCAGCTGGACGCGCTGAGCGACGCCATCCGCACGTTTGCCAAGCAAGACAAGCTGACCGCGCAGGACGTGTGGGCGCATAGCACCGTGTTTGACGCATGGGGCGACCGCGTCGGCACGCAGGCAGCTCCGGGCGAGTACCTGCGGCACGGGGACGGGCTATACAGGGTGAAAGCGCCGGGGCACCTGATCAGCGAGCAATGGCCACCGGGGGTGGCGACGGCATCCCTGTTTGATCGCATCCAGCCGCCGGGCGCTGGGCCGGAAGCGTGGCAAACGGGCCAAAGCTACGCCAAGGGCGTGGAAGTGGCCCACAAAGGCGGCGTGTGGCTAAGCGGCGTGGACAACAACACGTGGGAACCGGGCGGCCCCGGCGTGTATGACAACATTTGGAAGCGGGTGCGGGACGTATGATCACAGTGACAGCGCTGCTGGGCGCGGTGCAGGAGATCGTAGACGCGCGGCCCGCGTACCGCAAAGGCGGCAGCGGCAAGGACGGCACCTGCGACTGCATCGGCCTGATCATCGGGGCCATACGGCGGGCGGGCGGCAAATGGACGGGCGACCACAGCAGCAATTGGGCGCCACGCCGCGCGATGGCCACCATGCGCACAGCCCCGCCGCTGGAGTTAGGCATTGTGATGTACAAGGCACTGGAGCCCGGTGAGGCCGGGTACAGCCTGCCGGCGCGGTTTTCGGACGGGCCTGACAAGCGCGACTATTACCACGCGGGCATCGTGACCAGCGTCACGCCGTTGCGCATCACGCATTGCACCAGCTGGGCAGACGGCAGCGGCATCAAAATAGACACTAAGATCGGCAAGTGGGGCTATGGCGGTCGGCTGTTGGGCGTGGACTACAGCGGCAAAACAGAGGGGGTGATCCCGGTGGAGATCATGCAGGTAGTGGCAGTGACCGGCAGCACGGTGCGGATGCGCAAGACGCCCAGCATCCAGGCCGTCGCGGTGGCCAACGTGCCCGTGGGCGCGCGGGTGGAGGTGCTGCAGCGGGCCGAGGACTGGTGGGAAATCAGCTACCTGGGCAAGCGCGGGTGGATGATGGCCATGTTCCTGGGGAGAGGGGACGAAAACCACTCACCGCCCCCGCGGGACGCGCCGCCGCCCGCGGACACGGTGACCCTGACCCTGGCGCGCGACGTCGCCGAGGCGCTGATGGAGGCCCTGAAGGGAGGCGGAACGGCGTGACGATGGAGAACATCCGGGACATCTGGTGGCTGGTCGGCGTGGTGCTGGCCATCCTGGCGGTGTTCGTCCGCTACGCGATCAAAGTCAACGATGCCGCGAAGGGAATTGAGAAAGTGGCCGCACACGATACTGACATCAAACAGATCAAGGCGCAGTCCGACCGGATCGAGCGAGACATTGTCGGGCTGCGCGAAAGCCTGGACGAGCACACGACCCTGCAGAAGAAGGACATCCGCGCGATTCACGAGGCGCTGCTGGCCATCCTGGGGCGCTTCAAGGACGACGGGCCCGACTCCGCGGTGGGGCGGGCGAAGGACAACCTAATCGACAACCTGATGGACAGGTGAGGAGGAAAGATGAAGAAATACCTGCTGGTGACCCTGGTGATAGCGATGGCGCTGACCTGCTCCCTGGCGATGGCGGAGGCGGTGGATCCAGCACCTGCCCTGGCCGGGATTGACCTCACGCCCATCTTCCAGGCGCTGATCGCGCTGCTGGCGAGCCTGATTACGATTAAGGTGATCCCTTGGGTCCAGGCCCGAACAACCGCGCAGCAACAGGACGTGCTCCGGGCCGCGGTATCCGTGGCCGTGTACGCAGCTGAGCAGATTTACGGTGCAGGCAGGGGCAAGGAGAAGCTGATGTACGTAAAAGGGAAGCTCGCGGAGAAGGGCTTCCACATTGATCCTGACGAAATTGAAGCCGCGGTCCGTGGCATGGTTACGGAAGGCGCCGACTATCACCCGCCGGCCGATCCAGCGCAGATCGAATAAAGATATCATTTGATACCACTGCCGTCCGTCGGGGCAACTATCTCCAGAAAACGCAACCCAGCACTCCATTGATGAAT